CTTTAGAAGGTAATGTCAATTCATAAGTCGCTGTTTCTATTATAGGCAATGCCATAATCTATTCTCCTTATTATATTATGTTATATTTATCCATATTAAAAGAACGGTGGAAATACTCTTCCGCCTGTCGTTCTACCAATTGGGAAATCTCTTTTCACTTTATCTATTACTTGTTTTCCTGCACGTCTAATTTCTGGTGGTAATTTTGCTAATATACCACTAAAAATTCCATAATTCTTACTAGGTTTAATATTTGGCATATCAGGTACAGCCTTACCAAGTTCTGCTTTAGCAACTTGGTCTAATGTTAAATTCTCCCAAGTTCTATATGAAAAAGTTACAGGTATAGGCATAGGCATTAAATCTTCTGCTACTGACATTAATGCTACTTCTCCAATTGCGTCAGGATATACTTCGTGTAATCTTACTGCATAAGTAATTCTATGATTATCATTTGGATATTCACGTTTTGATTCTCTATACTGTCCCAATTGATAAATGTCCATAGTACCTGTATAGGAATCATAATAATTCATATTATGAGTTTGATTACTATACATTTTATTTTGCCAATTTTCAAAAAATGCTCTTTGTCTTAAAAACTTATCTGCCATAAAGGTAGCATCCAGAGCACCAGTATAATTATACGCATAAGGCATTTTTCTACCAGGTCCATATGTTGAAAAGTTTGTAGCTTGAATATTTCTACTAGGAAATTTAACCTCACTACACATCAAGTTAACATTGGTTATCATTTCATTTGTTTCTAAAGAATTTGGTCCTGTTCCTGCTGTAGCACCTTTTTTATCCGATGTTGATAATTTTCCTATAGGTGGATATAATCTAATTAAAAATCTATTTGCTCTAGCAACACCTTCACCCTTGTTTATTTCTGTTATAAATCTACCAATAGATGTACTTTGATTTACACCTGGTCTTTGTTTTGTTATTCTAGGGTCGCCTTCAACGTTAACCAATGATTTATCTCTTGGAAGTCCTATTCGGATATCCATATTACCAATACGTTTACCTGCTCTGAATATTGCCATTTCTATTTCCTATTCTTCGGGTGTCTTCCAAAATAATGTTGGGAAGGTTCGTAGTTCCATCTATGTCCGTGGTGTCCTCTTACATCAGCATACCACATTCTTAACTTAACTATCATAACTTTCCATAATATTCTCTTTGCCATTTTTTATCAGATTTGTCTCCTACTATCAGCAAACACGCTTTGTGCTGTTGCTTTTCTAAATTGTTGTACAGGTAGATATACTGCAATTGCCATTTCATCAGCGTCTATTCTTAAAAAGTTTGACCTAACGTGCTTCCACAAATATTTCTTAACTGTTGGTTTAATCATACTTATATTTTTAAGTGTATTATATGACGCATTTATTATTGTAGTACGGTCAAAATCTGTATTACTAGCGTATCTTTGTAACTCTTGTAATAATTTAAATCTCATCCCATAGGGTAAATAATGAAAATTCAACCCTACAAACCCACCTCTAAATGTATCTATAGGCAACACTAATGGAAATATATCATAATAAGGCAATGTCTTTTTGCCTTTAGGGTCATAAAAATAAAAATTCAAACGACCTGCACTAGGTCTAGCATTCAACTTACCACTTCTCATAAGAGTACGTGCTCCTGCCCTACCAGAAATAGTACTCACAGCGTTTCTATACCAAGAAGCTGCCTTTAATGCCCCCTTTTGTCTATCAACTATAGGATCAAATATATTTACCATTGCTACTATTTATAATGAAAAAGGGCACCTATTACTAGGTGCCCTTAAAGTTTAACGTATTTTTGAGAGAGAAAGGTCTACTCTTCGTTTGCTAATTTACTAAAATAAGACAACGTATCGTCTTCCTCGCTAGCAGGTTTAGAGTGACTTACATCAACTTTTTTCACTTTACCGTTGGTCTGTTGTGGGAGGTCTACAGTTTCAACAGTTTCGGTGTTTCGTGTTCCCATAATTATCCTATTCAGTTTCTCTTTGAGTTCGTCATAGGTTTTAAAATTACTAGGGTCCACAAAAGCTTTTAAAGGATATTGTTTCGCCCATAATGCTTTAATAGCAGCGTCTTCGGTTGCTACTGGCGTAACTCCTTCAAATTCAGACTTGTCATAGTTCCAATAACCATCAACTTTTCTAATTTTCAGTTTAAAGTTTGCACCTTTCCAAAAATCAAATGGGTTGATTGCTTTTTCATCCTCAAATTGAGGTTGCATTGCTTCTGATATCTTATCAAATATCTTTTTACCAAATTTGTATAAGAACACCTTGCCTTCATTTTCGGGATGTTTTGGATCACTGACCATATAGATGTTAGCATAATATGATAATTTTCTTTTTCTCTTACGAGCAATATCTTTATCACTATCTACACCTGTATTCCATAATCTAGTATTATCTTCACTAACTGGATCTTTAGAATTTAAAGTTGTTAATGAATTTTCAATGTACCAACCGCCTTTGTCTTGAAATGCGTGTGACCATACTCTTTGCCAAGGCATTTCTTCCTTTTCAGCCGCAGGTAAAAATCTGATAACAGCATAACCGTTTCCAGTTTTATCTAATTCTGGTTTCCAGAATCTATCGTCTTGATACTTGTTTTTGTTTGCTTTATCCTCAGGATTGAGGTTTGTTTCAAGTGCCTTTGTTATCTTATCAAAGTTACTTGATGATGATTTTAATGTTTCAAAATCCATATAATTATATCTCCTTTGTATTAATTGTATGTTGTATTTGTGTTAGCTATATTATCGCTATCTCTTTCTTATTTATACTCTCTAATATATCATAAACCAAGCATATTGTCAAGCTTGGAATAATCTATGTATTTTAAATTAGAAGTACTATACCACTCTTCAATAGGACCACTTACTTTATCTCGTCCATCATTATATAGATTAACCTTATAAAACTGTATCTGTGGAAACCGATTAAACAATATCTTCCATTGGTTAATCCAATTGATAGCAGGTGTAGGACCATTCCCTCCTGCTGTATAATGTTTAGTACTCTTATATACGTTATTAAGAAATTTATTATGACTATATAAATCGTGTCCTATTAAATATATTTCATTAGGTCTCTCTACTTTAGCAGCAACCAAACCAGATGTAGCTCCACACGCCCAACCGTGGTCTTTGGGTTCATCAATATCATCTAGTGAGTGTGAATAATCTGGTTCTTTAATCCAACTAACTTTAACTATAGCGTGTTTAACGTCCTTTCTAATTACACCTCCATCTTTTTTTAATATTGCAACAATACCTTCTAAATTACCACCGTGTATAACATATTGTTTTGAATCACCACGTTCATTTGTTATCAGTATACCTTTTTTAATTGCCTCTTCAACATCTTTTACAGACAAACTATCTACAAGTACTTTATCATATGAAAATGCAGGCATAGGTGTCCAACCTCTAAAATAGCAAGGTATCTTTTGTGCCATACCTGCGTGATATACTTCGTGTGTTATTCCGTGGTCAACAGCAGTTATACAATCGCATAAATCAGGATGGTCTCTATAAATGGCATTGCACCCATACATTTTACCAAATGGTTTATACTTGTATAAATCTTTATCTTTTCTACTCTCACCATTGCCTATACAAAATACTCTTTCACCCATACTTTCTTGCCTCTTTAGGTTTTAATAGTGCTACTTCTTTTTCAGTTTTATTCCATTTTGATTCAAACGTTCTCTTATTCATTTTCTTCATATGCCAATTAAAATTATATCCAGTATTAGTCATTTCACTTAAATTCCATATCAATATTTTATTGTCTGTAAACTTATTAATATATAATGCTTCCTTATCAGCCACACAAATTTTTGAACATTTACTTAATAAACCATCATATTTAATTTTTTCAATTATTAATCCTTCTAATGCAAATCTATGGTCACTTGTAAAATTTCTTTTCTTTATTTCACAAACATAACTATTATTGAAGGCGTCAAAACTAGAATATGATTTACCTTCTAATGTTAATTGATTGTCTGTAAAGATTGATAGTTTGTTTAGTTCATCAACTATATCATTTTCATCATTGGTCCATACTACCATTCATTTATCCTATCCATTGCTTCTATTATTTCCTTTGTTGTATAATTAGGTATACTTAAATCTTCTTTAATAACTTTAGAAGCTAATCCGTTTTTGGCGATAAACAAAATCATATCATCATAATTCATATCAAGATTGAATAAACAACCTCTATACAAATATCCTCTTCGGAGTCCAGGCATAAGGTTAGCTTCCATAAAATGAGGAGTGCCACGATGGTTCATTTTAATATCTACTCTTCCTAAAGATTTACCACCTAATGCTTTAAAAGAACCTTTTGCTAATTTACATAGTTTGTCAAAGATTTTAGTATCGGTAACTGCAATTACTTTTTCTA